TATGAGTTTCTTCACTTGTACCAGGTACAGCTGGAGTAGCTTCATGGTGTTCTTCATTACCTACTGGAGCAACAGGGGGTTTAGTGTGTTCTTCAGTTGTACCAGGAACTACTGGAGTTTCTGTATGAGTTTCACCTGTAGATTGAGTTGCTGGTGTAGGTGGTAATACAGGGTTAGTATCATCAACTGCAGCGTGAGATTCTTCACCTGGTGTAGGTGTAACAGGAGTAACTTCATGGTGTTCTTCAGTTGTACCAGGAACTACTGGAGTTTCAGTGTGAGTTTCTTCTGTATGTCCTTCTTCAGAAGTATGTGTTTCTTCTGTAGTACCAGGAACTACTGGTGCAACAGGAGTTTCTGTATGAGTTTCGCCTGTGGAAGGAACTGCTGGAGTTTCAGTGTGTTCTTCTGTAGTACCAGGAGCTTCTGTATGAGTTTCTTCTGTTTTAGGTGGAACTACTGGTTCTACTGGTGTAACAGGTGCTACAGGAGTTTCTGTATTACCACCAGTAGTGGTACCCTCAGTAGGGGTAGTTTCTTCTTTTCCTGGAGTTACAGTATGTGTAGTATCATCTGTACCAGGGTGATTAGGGGTTGTATTTTCTTTTTTATCTTCAGGTTTATTAGTTACAATATCGTCTTTTGTTTCGACTTGGTCTAATACGCCATCTTTTTTAACAATCACGTTATCTTCCTCTTCTTTCTCAATAGTCTCTTTAACCCAAACTTCTTTAGGTGGTAATACAAGTCCTTCAAGAACCCAATTACCTTTAGTGATTAAATCATTAGCTAGTCTAGCTACGTCTTTAGGACATTCTGTATTCTTAGGGAAAGCAATATGTTTATCTTTTGCATCAGGAGATAAAGCATTAATGATATTAGTTACAGATGTATCTGTAATCTTACTAGAATCAGCTAACCAAAGATCTGTTTTAAGACCTTTAGCTGGAGTCAATTCAATATCTTTAAGCTCTTTACATCCTGCAAATGTCACATCAGCAGTCTCTAATTTAGTTACATCCAATTTTACAGACTCAAGTTTCTCACATTGATAGAAAATACCATCAGCAAAACGAAGGTCTGTAGATCCACTTAGATCTACAGAAGTGAGTTCTTTGTTATTATAAAACATATCATTTGCTGAAGTGAGTTTACCGATGTTTTCTAATTTAACATTAGCAAGTTTACGGCACTCTCTAAACATTGAGTTTGCAGATACTAGATTAGTAGCATCTAATGTACCAGCATCTGCTAATTCATAGCATAATGCAAACATATTATCAGCTACAATAGTATTCTTAGTATCCAAAGGACGAGGTAACAAGTCTAGCTCTTTACTAATGATAGGGAACTTACGATCCATGAAGTTGTAAGCATCATTAGGAACTTTGATAGCTACACCATCAGTTAAGAAATCGTAATTTGCTTTAGAGTATTGTAATCTACGAAGTTTGGTAATATCAATAGATACAACTCTAGAGTCATAGTCCATAGAACAATCAAACTGGATAACTACAGTTGGATCTTCCATGTCCATTTTGTTTAGGTTATAAGTAAATGGTGCACGTGTATTGTGCTTCAAGAATTCAAAACATTTAACACGGCCACTTAATTTAACCAATCTGCCATCTTTCACATAGTCTATATCCCATAAAGTCGGAGACCCTGCCTCAAGATAGCAAGCATAGCAATGCTCAGGTGTCGCATATTGAAATCGAACAAGCAGTGCTTGTTTGATCTCATGTGTTACATCAATGAGTTCAACCCGAGGACATTGGTATCCTCGGGTGTACTCAGCATCATATACTTTTACAAAAGGCATATCTCTTGTAGGATCGACTTCTAGGAACTTAGGACCATTTTTAAAATAGTCTGCCATTAAAGCCTCCTTATAATAAATAATTATTTGCGTTTCTTAGGCTTACCTTTACTTTGCAATCGATTAAGACGATTAGCTTCTTTTTCTTTAATGTACTCATTCATCGCTTGGTCAAGATAAGTGATAAGAGACACGAAATTATTAATTATTTGTTTCGTGAATTCTGTCTCCTTCTTAGCTTTACGTGCAGAGATAGCATTAGCTAAGTTTAGTAAGAAATAGAATAAGAATAGTACATTCCCTTTATCACTGATATTGATTTTAGCAAGAGCATTTTCCACAGCATAGATTGGATACAATGGTAAACCTAATTCTTGTGCAGCAGTAAATACTACACTAGAATCAAGTTTACTAATGCCGATTTTATTCAGCATTTTTGTAATTGTATCGTGATTATGCTTACGGTTCTTTAATAACTTTGTAGGATTCAAAGCAGAGTGATTAGTTTTATAATAGTTAAAGATATATTCTGCTTTTTCAGAGTCTTGTAAACAAACCAAACGGTGTTCCATTTGAGCTTTGATTTCAGGATCTTCTGCTTTTTCAATACCATCTTTAAAACGTTGTACAAGACCAGTATAAGAATCTGTAGCTGCTGTATTAGCTAAACCAGAATCATTAATTTTATTAGTGATCTTTTCAATCTTTTCATTAATATCAGTGAATGCTTGTACAGTACAAGCTTGACCAAAGTCTACTACTATACCATATAACCAAGTAGATAGCATATCTTCTGGTACTTCATGTTCTTTAGCCTTATTCAAGAAGTATACTGATTGGTCACCAAGTTCTACAATAAGATTTAACTTAGGTTCTTCTTGTCCTTCAGGTACTTGGAGCTTATCATATACAGATGCTACTTTAGCAATAGCTTCTACAGGAGCATCTTCAAAGCCTTCTACTTTGATTTGTGTGAAGTCTGCATCTACAGCTTTAATATCTTTTTTATCAAGCTCTAATTCATCAATCTCATTTTCAACTTCTTGTAGAATTTGCTCTTGAGACTTGTCTTCTGGTTTCTCTGTAGTTTCAGTTACAGGTGTTTCTGGTGTAAGAATTTCTGTATCTGGTTCATTCTCAGTAACTACAGTAACGTCATTAATATCTACTACTTTATTTTCTTCCATTATAGTTCTACTCCTTGAAGATTCAATCTAATATTAGTGATATAGTCTGGTAATAATTGATTACTAGATAAGATTGCATCAATAGCATCTTTAAAGATAGTACCATTATCACTGAAGTTACTATTGATAACGTCACTGATAGGTGCATCATATGCTAAGTTTACAAACTGATCGAATGTAATAGTTAAACCAGCAATATATTTAAGAACTAGTTCCATATTAGATAGAATGACTACAAGTTTATCGTTCTTATAGTTCATTCTATTGTAAATAGTACTAGCATCTTTATTCTTTTTAAGCTCATCTACATTTAAAGCATCACAAATATTATTAGCTTCATTGATAATAAGCTTAGTGATAGCAGTAACCATATGATCACTGAATCTTGCTACAATTAAATCATAGATACAGTTAGCAGCAAAATAAGCATCCAACCCGTCAATAGCTGGTTGGAATGTAAGATTAGTTGCTTTACATACTTGGTCAATGATTTCATTATAGATTTCTTGTTCCCTAGCTTTAGTATTCTCTTTATCCATAGGGAATTTAATATACATATTTTCAAAATTGTATTTGAATACATTAGGGATATTAGGCATAGGGCTGATATGGCATTCATATCGTCTAGCAATATTAGAACTTACCACATCGAAGATATAGTCTGAATTGAATACAGATAGAATTTCTGCTAATTCACGTTCAGATGCAATATCATATTCATTTTGATGGATACCAAACATCGTTTTCTCCTCCTTAATATGGTTTAATTAATTTTACTGCTTTGTTTAGGTACTATTTAAAAATTATTCCACAGTAAGGAAGTACCCTACTGTGGAAATGTATTATAGATTTTTAAATCTGTTTGCTAAGTTACCTTGAAGAACACTATATTCTTCATCTGGTAGCATATTAAAAGCAGATGCTGGTAAAGTTGCTGTAGTCTCATCACGATATACATCAACTTGGTCTTTAGTCATATTATATTTAGTAGCATATGCTTGTAAGAATACTGGGTTTTGCATAGCTTCTTTGAGTTCTTTCTCATCATCAGCTTCACGTTTCTTATCCCATTCATCAAATGTAATACCAAGACCTTTACGGAGCTCATTAATGACATCCATATTATCTTTCTTGGTATCATCTGTGGTAAGCATATCTTTTTGAACTTTAACGATATCATCAGTGATATCCATTAGTTCTTCTGCTTCTGGACTGAATACTTCTTCTTCAGTAGCAGCATCTGTCATAATGGTAGTCTTATTGATGCCAAAACGTTCTTTAAGATCTTTACCCTCATACCATATATACATAGCCATCAAATAGGAGAATGTAGCATCATCATGTGTAGTTGCAGAGTGGTCAACTTTACCATTACGTTTAACTTCAAGTCCACGGAACTCTTGGTATAGTATCTTAGATATGAACTTATCTTTATGATTGTCCATACGTTCTCTTAAGATTTGAATTAATAGTTCACGTACAGATTTACTAGAGTTCAAGCCATATACTTTTACTAGTTTCTTAGTACGCTTAACTTTACCAGGTCCTTCGTTGACTTCTTCTAAGATACGTTCTTTAAATTCAAAGTAAAGATTCTTCTTAATCTTAGTTTTCATGAGCATAGATACTACAGATGCACCAAAACCACCATTAAGTTCGACATTGACTACAGCATTAGGCATATACTTAGTAACTATTTCATATATACACTTAGCTAAGTCTTTCTGGCTGATATAGTTACACTTTAAGATAGCTATAACTTTAGTAGTCTTGGAGTCTATAATAGTAATAGCAGAACTATCTCGTTTATAACCACCAGATACGTCTACACCTATGATAGGTGGGTCTACTGGTTCACCATTATTCTTATATTCAAGCTTACCATACATATTCAAAGTAAACTTATTATTGTTTAATGGAATAGTTGCTATAGGGTCTATAGTAAGTCTATCTACAGTTTCTAATTCATCTTGCGTAAATGGAGAGTTCTCAGAGAAATCTGCCCATTCAAGTAAAACTTCTCGACGAATGGCTTCCCATTTATTCTGCATGTCAATACAGATTTGTTTGAACCATTCTTCGGAACGTCCTAATTGTTGATAAGTAAACCTAATATAGACGAAACTACTTCTCATATTAGCAGATTTAATTTCATCTATCTGTGCTTTAGTTAAGTCATACCAGTTTTCACTAAACGGTGTAGCATCTTCACGCATATTATTAGCATATCTACCCATCTCATCTGTCAAGAACCCTGGTGTAGTAGTAAATAGTATACCGAATGGTGCACCATTGGCTTCAGAGTTCATAGCAGCACGTTTCCATGCAGGGATAGCATTAAGATAGATGTCTTCATTATATGGTGCGAATGCCCATTCGTCTGCCCACCATAATGGTACAGACATACCACGTAGTAAAGACTGTGCAGCTACACGAGTACGAGCAGATGCTACAGTGATAATACGGTTACGGTTAATACTATGAGACAAAGTCATTACAGAGTTTTGTGCTTTAGTCTTCTTATCACCAACTGTAAATGATTCTGTCATTTGTAAGTAAGGTGGTAAGCAATCACGTAAGTCTTTAAGACCTAATAAGTTCTTCTTAGAACCGTCTAAAGACTTATGCATAAATGCAAACGTTGAGTTAGATGTAGCAAAGTTAAATGCCCATAGATACCATATAGATGCAGACAATGTTTTACCTTGCTGACGAGGTAAGTCTAGGAAGATATTGTAGTTGAATATAGTACAGAAGTATAGTGCCATACCACCACGTGTTAACGTGTAGTATGAACCACTACCACTACCACCCTGAGCTGGTACACGTACAACTTCACGTACAAAGTACCAGAAGTTTACCATACACTCAGCTAAGACTTTAGACTTATAGTATTGGTTTAGATTTGGATCATGTGGGTCTATATATGCTAAGTCTGGATCCAATAGAGTTAGCATAAACTTATTATTCTTTATACCAACTGCTTCTAGATACTTATGCATATCTAGGAAAGATTGGTTTCTTGTACCCATTTGGAAATATATTTTACGTTGAGAGAAGTCTACAACGTTCTGGTTAGCTGGAATCATTTGATTCATAGGATTGCCTTGACCACCAGTTATATCTAGATTCATAAAGAAGATCACATCCTTTCTTTAGGTTATATAAATGTAAAGTCTATTAAACACTTATAATAGCTATTTACGTTTTTATAAATCTAACCTGGAGGACAACTATGAATCTTATCACTTTTGAGTATCTTCTTGAAGATGTACAACTTGCTTCTGGTATTGTATCTGATGCTATGTCTAATTGTATTTACCCTAGCATTAGTAGTACCAAGCAAAATATCCATCTTAATGATACAGTGCAACTAAGTAAGCAAGTACGTAAATGTGGAAATGCTATTGGCATATGTGTATTTGATGAGACTGCTAAATATACGTTTACTATTTTCAATAATGGCATAGTATCCATTATGGCAGATATTGACACATTCGATGCAGATGGTACACATGGTATTAAAGAAACTAGTGACCATATTAAACATAATTTACATAAGCTCCTAGGAAATATCGAAAAGCTTATTAATAATTACCGTATCTAAGAGACAGAGAAAACCCTATATAGGCAATGCCTATATAGGGAACTTTCTCTATTTTCTTAAGGATAATGATGGCTAGTGCTTGATATAATAATATTATTCTTTTTAAGCGGAGTTATACCCATCTATGAAGAACACTGTTAGAAATCTACATAGATAGACTTTATACAAAATGTATGTACGTTTGTTAACTATTAACCATATTCTAATTGAACCAGAATTAGCTGTAAGTTATTTGTAAGCACTTAGCCATCATTAATGATTTGTTTGTCTAGTTTTTAAAAATAAATATTAAGACTGTATAGATCAATGATCTATACAGCTATAGGTGTACAGGTGGTGGATTTAACGTATTCGTAGTAGTGTGTTCTATTTTGTGTCTTTATTATATAAGAGAGAGATTTTATATTTAAAGTTATTTATTTTGGAGCGAAGTTTTCAAGCAAGTAGTATAATGCAATATACCACAGTCGTGAGAGATTTTAACCACCTGTACACCGATAGTTGTATATAATAGAGAATGTAGGATCTTAGCCAACACAGGCCTCTCTATTATAAAAGTGTTTATATATGCATAAAAAATAAAAACAATATAACCCTAACTAGTATTACTAGTTAGGGTATACTGTATGTGGATATTCTGTAAAGAAAGGATTTAAGAAGTGACATCTGCAAATACCACTTCATTATATTGTTCTTAGCATATTGATATAATATATTTATCATTCATAGTATAGATCTTATGAATAGTATTAATATTTTCGATAAGATAGTTGAACTCATCTTCAGTAAATCCCATATCTAATAACTCAGTTTTATTATTATGGTAGCATTTTGCAATATAACTTAAGATGTGCTCATCGGAAATATTATTTAGTTTAGGTATAGAATAGGCATGACAATAGGTAGACCCTTTGATGTCTTTCTTATCTACACCTAGTCTATTAAATAATTTATCAATTCTTTCTTGAGACCAGAATTTAGATCGGTATAGCTTACCCATCAATTCTGATATAGAGAAGATATATGAGTTATCATATACCGTTCCGTTTTTGTATAAAACTGTATTATCAGAAGTCACTGATTAGTCCTCCAAAATCTCCTTAGGATCATAGTAATCTGACCCTGTATTATCAGAAGTTTCGGATTCCTCAATAGTTACATTAAGATCAACTCCACGAGACTCCATAATCTCTTTGATCTTTTTATTATCCCCAAATCCATTCTCTAATAGAGCATGGACTAGTTCTGTTGGTCCTTCTGGAGTGGAGAATACTACACCCTTGTTAGGAGTAAAGTCTCCATCAGTATTGACCATCCATTTACGGACCTCAAGTTTTGCAGGTCTATTATTCCATGATACTTCAGCTAAACGAATAAGAGTATTACCTCGTTCTTCTACAATAACATCAATACCACCTTCAACAACTTCGAATGTGAGTTGTTTCTTTTCCATAGTTATAGTCTCCTCAAAGAAAAAATAAACCCTGCATTATTATATGAAATATGCGTTTTAGGTTGTCATTAATGGTTGCACACGGAAATGTGTATATCCTAAATTAATGCAGGGTTATTTTTTTATATACAACTATGGTAGGTTGATGATGAACGAAACAAGTGAACACATAGTTTACCTACCATAGTGTATTACATAATTAGATTATTAGCGACGTGGTTTTACGAAGCGATCGTTGCCAACAACTGTACCAACGTAACGGTTTTGAAGTTCGTTGATTTTGGATTGTTTGATACGACGTACTTCTAATACGTAGCCTACATCGTTACGACGGGATTGTGCACCCAATGTAACTTTGTATTGGTATTTGTCGCCATATACCAAAGACATAGCTTTTTCCAATGTCATACCACGAACGATTAAACTGATCTTGTTAGTGTATTGATCATATTCGTAAGCGATATTGATTGTACGGAAGTCTTTGTTGTGTTTGTCATCACGGTTGTAATCAGAGATAGCAATCTTTTTCAAGATAGTAATAGCCATGTCTGTCATACGGAAACCAGCGAAATCTTCGTCGATATATCCGTTAGATGTACGGCTATTACGCATGCTATTAGTCATAGCCATGATGCGTTGAGTTTGCTCATCCAATTGATTATTGGCTTGAGCTTCTTTTAAAGTTTCTAATGCTCGGATACCGTCTTGACCAGCACCTAAGTTAATATCGAAACCTAATTCGATATAGATACGGCCATTGCTGTATGCTTCACGGCAACCAGCGAAATCAGGAAAAATGTGACCAAGGATATCAGATACTTGGGAACAGATTTCATTAGTAGAAACTAATTTACCAGCATAGTCTGCATCGAAGTCAGCGAAATCCAATTGGATATCGACATCTTCGTTCTGTACAGAATTGTCTTCGCTGTTTTTAGGATTACCTGCATTGATTGCATCCACTAAATATTCCATGGATGTAAACTGAGGTTGCATTAAATTTGGGTCTTGAACAAACCCTGGTTTGAAATAACTCATAGTCATTTCCTCCTTGTTAATAAATATATAGAAAATTACCTAGGTGTTTGGGGTACTGTAATTGTCTACACAATACCCATGTACACACCTTTATATTATATAACCATAAAACTCTTTGGCTTTATAGATATATTCCTTGGATTTCATTCTTGTCTATATACTTGACTATATAGAGTCTGTTATTCTTATCTTCTACTAGCATATACTTACCTTTGATATTATACAGATTTACGTCATGATAATACTCAGTAACTATACAGTCTAAGAAGATAGCTCTAGCTACAGATTCAAGAACAAAGATATCACCACGTGTTAACTGTCCATGTGTAAGATATCTATCTTTAAACGATAGTTCAATTCGTTTAATTTTAAAGTTAGCTCTAAAGTAAGATTGGAAATTGATTCCTTCGAAGAATTTAGTTAGTCCTTCGATAGGTGTATTATTATATGTAATACCAAAGCTTCTATCAACCAAGAGATCAAATATCTTCTCAGTAATAACTGTATTAGTTGCAATAAGTGGAATGATAGTACTATGGTTATCATTTACATATAAATCTATAGTCATCTTAGAATGAAGCTCTTTAACATCACTCATTAGATTCATATAAGACATTTCATATTCTTCTACAGAGTTATTCTCTAATAAGGCTTTAGTACAACACTTACCTGGTTGTAAAGTTCCAGTTACAGAATCTCTATATCCGACTCTACAGATATAGAATGGATATCCATAAGATTCTCTTTCATTGTATATGGAAATAACTACATCTTCTTGACCATTCTTCAATACGGCTATTTCTATATGTAACTTACAATGTGGATTAAGAGCCTTATACTCTTTATTAACTACATCTCTAGCTATACTCTTTCTACCAGTATTACCAATAATCTCAGTAACACCATAAAAGTTTTTAGTATTAGTTGACGTTACTCTATAAAGTTCTTTAATATTTTCATTATCATCATATTTAAGAAACTTTTGTCCTAATGTCAGTATCATAGTAAATTACCTCCCAAGCACAATATATGGTGGTACATATATAGTTATGTACCACCAATTATTATTTTTTATCTTAAGAATAGTACCGCTTTAAGATAGTCCAATGTATATTTCAACGTAGACCCTTTGATGCGGATAACTTTGTCATTAAATTTAGTTGTGCTATAATACTTAGTAAAGTTAAAATTAGTTTCTTTATTAAGTATATACACCATACACTTAGTATAGTCATTTAAGATTCTAGCTCTTGTATCAATTAGCTTCTTATCTTTATGACCTTTGTTTAGCATAGACTCGATACATGTATTCATATACCATAGCTTAGCTGATTCGAATTTAACACCATCCATATTACCAGCTGTCATATAGATCACCAATAGACGATGTGTCTTAAAGAACTCATCATCAAAGTTAATCTTTTCTGGTTTAGTAATTAATAGATCACCATAGTTATTAAACTCTATAGGGATATCTTTGGCTTCATTAATAGCAGATTCACGTAAGATTCTATCAATCACTTTCTGTTTAGCTACAGATTGAAGACGTTTCTTATAAGCTATACTATCTGATGGTAAGAACTTAGTTGTTGGTACACCTAAAGCTAATAGTTTCTCGGTAGCACTAGTAAGTTCTTCTTCACTTTCAGAAGTTCTCCATTGTTTAATAGTCTTATTAACCATAGTAAACCATTTATTGAATGCTAAACGTTTACTACGATTAGAACTGATATCGATACCTTGCCAGATATCTTTATATGCATCTAACCAAGCAAGCATATCTACACAATCAGTATCAGTACTATGCTTCTTAGTATATTCTTTTAGCTTATTTTCAATTTCTTCTGGTGTAAAGAATGGTACACCTGCTGGTAATACTGGGTCTTGTATTTGATTACCCCAAACATCAGTAGCTTCTATTAGAGTTATATCTTGATACTTGAGTTCCATTGTATTTAGAAGATGAGACTTCATAAAGTTATAGAACGTTTCATTAGTACAACCAACCAGCTCTAATAGTTTCCAGTCAGACATTTGTTGTAATTGAATAGGCATACCCTTATATAAAGACCATAGTTCTTCTAAAGATACTATAGACTTACATAGGTTCATAATATAGATACCTGTATTTAAAGACCATTCTTTAGCAGAATGAAGCTCTCTGCCCTTATTAGCAAGATTGATACCAAACATATTTGCTCTATTAAGAATAGCACTATTCTTTAATTGTACTTCTTCATCACTGATGTCAGCTTCAGCATCTTCTTTGATAGATATATTGTCATATTTAATAGGCTGATTCAAGAACTGCTTCTTTAGTTCTTCATATCTATCTGAATTGGTTTTACCAAATAGACGAATAGATACATCATCGGAGAAACGTTGTTGGTCATTAGTTAAACCATAGAAGATATCCATCTGTGCATCTAGTTCTTTTTCTGATTCTGGTGTAGCCAATACAAATGAATTAGGGTCACAGTTTAAGAATGCTTCTTTAGTATAGTTATCACAGTTGCTACATGGTGTATCAGATAATACATTATCCGTTAACAATACATCATTCAAATCAATAGCTGAATCAGTACGATTCATAGTCTTTACATTAATAGCAAAGTATCCATCATTATCTGTCATTACATCAATATCAGGATGATCTCTAACTATCTCTTTGGCTTTATTCTTTTCTAATTCACCTATTAATGGCATATAATCATCAGGTAACTTAGAGAAGTCTATCTCAGCCATTTCTGCTTCTTGCTCTAGAGTAGCAATAACAGAAGACATTTCAACTAGTGTTTTATCTGGTTCAAATGTAATCTCTTCAAAGTCTTTATTGTATTTGATTTGATCATGGGAGATTAGTTCCATACCAGTCAATTGTTCATAGAAGTTATTAGCTTCTAGTTTACGTTTATCTTCACCTTTGAAACGGTATAAGTTAAACTTACGGTCTTTTAAGAATTCTTCTTTCTTATATTCTTTTGTACCATCAGAAGACTTTACTTTAATAGTATCATCTTCTAGGTCTTTGGTTAAGCCATAACCCTCTACTGATTCATCACCAGTAAAAGAGTTACTATAACCATATTGTACTACGATTTGATCACTAGCATTAGCTGGTGGAACTCCACCAACATTAGCAGTGAACTCTTTTAGATTAGACATTAATCTTCTCCTTTAAGTTCCTTGATGGCATTCTCACACCATGAAGTGAATTCATTAATATTAAAAGTCTTAGTATTATCACGATCTTCTAACTTGAAACGTAGTTCCATGAATATAGCTAATAGTTGTGCAAAGTTATTATCAGTAAGACGAATATAGTTATATTTGTCTAGAGTAATAATATTAAACTCTTTGGCTTTTTGTTTAGCTCTATATTCAGGCATGCTTCTTGTGTTAGGATGATCACCTCCATCTTTAACTTCGATTATGAGGTTATATGGTATATAATATATATCCGTAATCCAATTTCGTGTAACACCATTTTGGTCTACATATTGGATAGTTGGACCAGGCATCATAATATCATCACTAGGGATATGTAATACTTTATCCATGAACTCAATAGCACGTTTCTCATATGTACCAGTATAAGTAAACATAGTACCATCAGAATATTTGTAAGTACCAGATATACGTCTATTAGCTAACATCTTTTCTTGATGCTCTGGGTCATGCATGAATGTATATCTCCCATATACTTTATGCATATTCTCTAAAGCACGTTTACGCATCTCTTTCTTACACTTCTCACTACAATATTTATTATATCTCCAAGTCTTTTCATTCCATTGTGTTTCATTCTTACAGATAACACAAGTTCCTTTAGACTTTTTATTAATTGTATTGAATACAATTCTAGCTGCAGAGTAACCCTCAGGGATTAGTTCTTGGTGTTTATTTTGTATATGTCTTACCAATGGTTCACGTTCTAGACGTTTCTCACAGAAAGGACATTTGAATCTTTTCGTTGCCATATGTACCTCCTTTAGGGCAGTTTACATGTATGTTTTCACAGGGCTAACTTTATAATAAGATGCTTAAAGCTACCCAAATAAGCCGAAAGGAGGCATTATGGATACTAATAAATATAAGACATCATCTAAGATTAAAGAATATGCTTTATCAGTAGATTCATTTAATAAACCAACAGAATATACTAATGCTAGAGCTATAGCTGTAGATATTATTAGATTATTCTTATTAGAACCTGGTACATTACAAAACAATCCAGACTGTGGTATTGGTTTGTATAGTAGATATAAGTTTATAAATAGTGATAGACTACATGAACTAGAAGACACAGCTAAGAATCAAATACAAACATATCTTGCTCCTATGTCTTCTATTACAGTAGACTGCTCATTTATCAACGTAAATGTATTACTTATTAGAATGACTATTGACACATCTTCTGTCAATCTAGTTTTTAATAAGGATAACCTTACTTTAAAAGATATTTCCAATTATAATTAAGGAGGACCATTAGATGGAAAAGAAAACTCTTTCCTTATCTGATTTGCAAGCTGAAGCTAATGTATCTGCAGAAGAAAATAATAATGCTGTAGAAACACCAGCTGAAGATACACCTGTAACACCACAACCTGTAGAAGAGGAAGCACCTAAAAGTATTCGTGATAACCCACTATACAACTTAGGTAATCCTACAGAAGATGCTATTAAAGAAGTAGCAATCGAAGATGTAGCTAAGTATGAAAATGAAAACTTTGCTGAAAAAGAATACGAAAAGAAAATGAATGACTTTGACGAACAAACTCGTCGAGCATTCCAACGTCGTTTCGGTCCAGCTATCGAAGAAGTTCAACGTATGGCTGATGAATACGAAGAACGTAAAGAAATCGAAGGTGGAGATGTACGTGTGGTTTCTACTTATGATAAGAATGCTGAAGTAAATCCTGATGAAGCTCTTACTAAAGAAGAAATTGAAGAACGTAATGCTATTGCTTTAGCAGAAGCACGTAAGAAATCTCCAGCTAAGAAAGTTGAAACTAAAACAGCAGAAACTCCAGCTACAGTTAAAGAAGAAACTGTAGATGATATTGAAGCTGAACTATTAGACCAACCTACAGTACCTGAACAAACTGTAGTTGACCCAGAAGATGATGATAAAGAATTAGATATCATTGATGATGATATTATTAATGACTTAGGTCTAGCAGATGAAATGCGTGAAATTGAAGAAAAAGAACGTGAAGAACGATTAAACAAACGTATGGCTACGTTCAAAGATCAATTACGTACTATGCTAGTTCCTAATAAAGCAAAAACTGATTTATCTAAATTCAAGATTCTTAAATCTACTATGCCAGCAAGTAATATCTTAAGTAAACAAGCTGAAGAAACTCCATACTACACTTGGGTATTACCTTATACTGGTATTTCTGTATCTGTTTCTCCATTGTCCGCTATTGAAATTCAAAACTTAATTAATACAGAAGAAGGACGTAATAACGTTGAAGCTGCACGTGCTCAATTTGAATTGATTTGGAAACACTTGCATCCTAAATGTAATGCTGGGTCTTTTGAAAACTGGTGTAAGAAAATTCACTATGCTGATATTGACCACTTATACTTCGCTGTATATAAAGCATGCTTCCAAAATGCTAATATCATTGGCTTCCAATGTCAAAATACTAAATGTGATAATATCTTTGCAGAAAAACGTGAAATCATGGAAATGGTTAAATTCGGTTCTGACAAAGATAAAGAGCTATTCGATAAACTATACCAAAAAGACCCATCCGTAGATTGTACTTTAGAAGAAGACTTAATGGAAGTCTCTGATAAATATGCTATCGGTGTAGGCCCTATCACATTATACAATATCCTATTTGAAATCAACTTTGTAGATAAAGCTATGACTGAAAAGTATGATACTTTCGTTGGTATGGCTGCTACTATTAAATCCTTATACCGTATTGATGAAGAAAAAGAAGCATTGATTCCTATTGCTTTCCGTACAGATAAGAATGATGTAGTTAAGACATACAAATATCGTATTGCTTCTCTATATAAAATCTTCAATACATTAAGTGATATTGACCTAAATGATATCAGTGATCGTATTGGTGAGTATGCAGATAAGTACGCTGATTCTATTGATATTTCTTACCAAATGCCAGCGGCTACATGCCCTGAATGCGGTGATGAAATCCAAGCTGCTGAGGCTCCAGCTCAACAATTGGTTTTTATACGACATCGGCTAGTACAAGTTTTGAACTCCTAGACCAAGTCAATAGGTTATCTTATGAGTATCGTGGGCGAATAACTATCATGGAGATTATGAATGCTCCTGTATGGTATATGGTAGCCCTACGATACTTTAAGTACCAAGAACGTGTAGCTGCTAAGAAGAAACAAAAAGAAGATGATATTAAAGCCAAAGCTAAAAAGCAAAGCTTTAATAAGAATAAATACACTAGTAGACAGCTACTAGAGATGGATATAGCCAGAGAAAATGGTCACCATATCCCTGGTTTCGAAGGACTAACTAGAGACGAAGCTGATGATCTTAATGAACAAATGATGGAAGAAGGTCTCATCTAATGTATACTATACCTAAGAAAACAATTAATACTTTAGATGATTTTGCTCTATCAAACTTAGAATTGATTCTGAATAAAGACTGTAATATGGCTTGTAGCTATTGCTTCTTATATGGTGATACAAATAGTGGTGAAAGATTCTCCAGATGGGATGACCTATTAGAGGTGCTTAAGAGTATAAATATTTCAGATAAGCTAACTATAGGACTGAACTCTGGGGAATTATTTACACCTGATAGGTTACCATTAGTTATGAAAGCTATAAGAGTCTTAAAGAGAATCACTAGGTATAAAGACACTACAATAGATTGGCGGTTATATAGTAATGGTACTAACTTTGAGATTATAAGAGATTTCTTAATAGCAACTCAGGGCGAGAATAGAACCATTAGTATATCATATGACGGAGAAGATTCATATAGAAGACTTAAGGATAATAAACCATCTAATACATTAGATACTCTTAAGAAACTAAGTGAATCTGGATTTGCTGATGATATCATTATTAGATATGCTATTACAGAGAAAGTGTATAATATGAAAGAGACTTTCGATGCTCTATACAAATTAGGATATAAGAATATTGAATACTACTTTATACGTAATTATAATTCTTATACCATTCCACTAGTTGTGGATACTTTTAGAAAGAGTCTTACTGATACACTTAACTATGTAAAAGATACTGATATTGATTTATATAATCTACATGATTATTATAGCAAGAATAATCCAACCGTTATTTGTAACTATGGTAATATGCTAGCAGTTAGTCCATCAGGAAGAATAACTACATGCTGTGCTATCTATGAGGGTATCTATACTGATAACGTAGAAGCTGATCTATTAGAATATAATCGTATACCTGAAATATATAACTCTTTCGAAGCTAACTATATCTATGATAGGTCTAAAAGTGAATGTGCAGTATGTACAAATCAAATGTGTAAAGAATGCTGTTCACATAAAGCTATTGGAAGAGATAAATACTACAATAAGAGACACCATCAACAGTGTCATATTAGACATGCTGAGTTAGCTGTCTATGATTCTATTTTTAATTGATATTTTCGGAGACATAAATGGACTTACTAGAGTTTTCATCTAAATTTATTATGGGAGAAACAGATGCATTATCTACATTTTGTCGTCTATTTACCGAGAATAATATCTTATACTTTATGCTAGCACCATATGGGTGTCTTGGTAATAAAATTGTCAAGTCTGACTTATGTGAAGATAGTGTAGCAGTTACTATATTTGGTAATAAATCAAATATTGATGCGTTTAAAAGCATTGAAACAGATTACAATGGGAAGGTAATAAATCGCCATAACACGAATATTGCAATTTCCTGTGTATGTCATAAGCCAACTGAAATACAAATGGTTTTCAGTAGAGTTTAGATGTGTAAATTCCCATAGTCCACATATAGGACTATGGGATTTCTACATATTAATAACTACGGAGGTTATAAAAATATGGCAGATAAACTTAGAGGAGATCATTTAGAGGTCTCTTTATTAGATATGGATGACTTCGTCAAGAAGAATAATCTACAACCTATAACGAATCCTATATTTTTTGATGTGAATGGTAATCCAACTGATGATGGATTACTATCTAATATCATCTTTGGTATTACTAAACAAACACGTGCTGGTACATTTGCTTATATTGATTTACATGGTAGATTCTTAGCACCATTAGTATACAAGATCTGGGGTAAGATTGACCGTAAACTAAAAGAAATCGTCAAAGGCACTAAGTTCTTTAAAATAGATTCAGATGGTCAATTTGTCGAAGATGAGAATGGTGAAACTGGTTTAGACTTCTTATATAAGAATATAGACAAGGTTAGGTTTAGAGAAACTGGTTCTACTAAACGTAGTCGTTTTATTAAGTTCTTGGAACGTAACCGTAAGAACTTCTTTATTACTAAACTATTAATCATTCCACCATACTACCGTGACGTTAAAAGTGATGGTGGTAAAGTCTCAGTTGGTGATATTAATAAGCTATACCAAAATGTATTAGTGTCTGCTAAGTCTTTAGAAGAATCTAAATACTATGGTATTAATATTGGTGATGCTAATAAGGGACGTATCCAAGATATACTATTAGAAATCTATAACTGGTTTGGTTCTGGTACAGAGTCTAATCCTAATGGTGGTATTCCTGGTAAGTTTGGTGTATTACGTCGTACTAATATTAGTAAGACTACAGACTATGCTACACGTTTAGTTATGTCTTCTCCTAATCTTAAAGTCGAAAATCTTGAAGACATCGAAGCTAACTTAGAATACTCAGTATTACCAATGACTTCAGCAGCTGCTAACTTCTTCCCATTTGTATTATTCCATATGAGAAGATTCTTTGAAGAACAATTTGCTGGACGTACAGTATACGAATGTATTGGGTCTAAAGGAGAAGTCTTATACCCTAGAATAGATGATTGGCAAACTTATTTCAATGATTTAGTTCTTAAGAAAGAACTAGACCGTTTCATTCATGGTTATTCTGATAGATTTAGACCAATAGAAGCACCTATTAGTCCTAAAGAGATGGAACGTATTGGTTATAAGGGTAAAACTTTATACATGAAATTTAAAGCAAGGTTTAAACGTGTAGAAGATATTGCTGAAGATAAAGATTCTGGTGTAGCAAAAGAGCTTCAACGTAAACTAACTTGGTGTGATGTAATCTTTATGGCTGCTACAGAAGCTATAAAAGATAAAATGATTCTTATATCACGTTTCCCTATAGATACATTCTATAACCAGTTCTCTACTAAATGTAAATTGTCATCTACTATTGAAACTGAAAGTATAGAATTTGATGGTAAATTCTATAAGAACTATCCTAAGATTCGTGATGAATATATCGGTACTAATACTGCAAATAAGTTTATTGATACAATGAATATCTGTAATGCTTATTTGGAATCTATTGGTGGTGACTATGATGGTGATATGGTAACCATCAAAGGTATATTCACAGATGAAGCTAATGCTGAACTTAAAAAGCAACTAGAGTCTAATGTCCATTTTATTGACTTAGGTTGTAAAGCAGTAATAGCTAATACTAACGAATGTATTCAAGCATTATTCTCTTTAACTATGACATTAGATGGGGATGCACTTACTGACCCTAAATTTTAACAAAAGATATCCCAGTATAGTCATTGACTATACTGGGTATTATTTTACATTCTTTTACGTTTATTACCGTTGAGTAATCCATTAATTTGTGTAATAGTAGTCTTCTGTACGTTAATAGCTTTGAAGTATTCTTTATTGATTTCTTCAAACTCTTTGCTTCTAGGGTCTAGTATATTCATAAAATTACGGAATAACCCAACAAACGTCACTTTTGCAGAATACCGTTGGTTTTTAAACCAAGTAGATGTCTTTGCTGATTGATATACATTCATAAGATATTCAAGTTTTTCAAACTTATCATCTTGGCAAGCTTTCCATCCCTCATTTATAGTCTGAGCATATTCAAACTTGCCACAGTCTGCAATGAAATATATCAAATCGTCTATTCTAGATAAATTTGCCATACAACACAGTTCCCTTTAAATAGTTATAATATTAGTATAGTTTACATTTTCCTTTTCGAATCTAGTTATACCAATAGACTCTAATGGGAAGTTCTTGATATTGGTATTGATGATTTCAAAGTAATCAGCATAGTCTAATACCCAGCTTGGTAAGTGTTCATCTGCTGGTACTGCAACGGCAAGTATCTCTCCCTTATACGTTGCTCTATTATTATCAAAGAACTTAATAAGTCTTTCATATACCGCAGGATTAGACTGCTGTAATTCACCAATGTTTTTCTCTCTAATATTAACTTTAAGTATCTCTAAATAGTTTCTGCTATCTAAATCTATTGGTTCAGTACCCTCATCACGAATAGCTTCATTATAAGCAATAGCTGCTTTAATACCTTGTATTCTCATAGGGTCAGCATATGAAGATATAGATTTTACAGATACTGGTTTGTAATAGTCTTTCTCTCCAGACTTGATACTATCATGGATATTCTTTTCAATCTTAGCTAGTAAACCAATAACTTCTAATTGGTCTACTTCAGGCTTAAGTAATACTTTCTCTCTAAGTATTCCTTGAAGCTCATCTTTAATACTGTCTTTAAATACAGACTTATTGATAGGAAGACCTTTAATATCCATTTGCTTATTCTTAGGTACTATATTACCCTCTTGAAGCTCTTGGATTGTAGCGTAGTTCTTCTTAGCTGGTGTAAGTAATGCACGTTTAAATAAGAACTCATTCTTCATGTCAATAAGACATACTTTATATGGTGTCAAAGTATTATACTGCTCAGCAATAAGATGGAAATGAGATTTAAGAATCTTACTTACGATATAGCATAAGATATTTACACTGGAAATACGTACAGCATCATATCCCTCAGTGATTTTAGTCTCTTCTTCGACTTCTTCGATTTCATCTGTATAGAAGTTGTATAGCTCTTTTCTCTCTTTAGTTACAACTTCCTTAAGGTCATTAACCAATGTACAATCATGGTCTACTAAGATATTATCTACAAGATGAATCCACTTATCTGTACTAATTACAGAAGAGTCTGTATCTGTAAGTAATACGATATCTCTAGTCATTGTAGAGCATCTTTCAAACTTATCAGATACGATGTATCTCATATAACACCATTCCATAAATATAGCTGTAAGACTATTTAGACTTTCGACTATATTCTCTGGTGGTTCATTAGGATTCATAAATGGTTCGTTAATACCACTAAAGATATTCTTAACTAAGTCTTGTACATGAGATGAATCAACTACAAGTCTATATAAGTTATTCTTATAGTATATCTTATTAAGCACTTCTTGAGATTGATACATCAAGATATTCCAAATGATATCACTATATTTGCTGAAATGCTCTTCTGTATCATTAACCCATACACCACAAGACTCTATAACTTTCTTATAGACTTCTTCTATAGGTATATCTCTAGACAACCCTAGTTCTCTACTATAGATATGAGATGGTTCTTTAATAATTCTATTCAAGAATACTACAGCTTCATCTATATTCTGGAACTTAAGATTATTAGTGAAGATTTGTTCAAATAGACTAATAGCATGAGTAATAAGCATACGACCTGTGGCCGTAGTCCCTACGGCAACGTATAAGTTATATGATGCTGATGCTGGTGAACCAATATCACCATATGTAGCATTACCATCACGTTTAGCTAATAACTGTAATAGATTATACTTATTGAATTCATCTGAACCCTTAGGGTATTCAAACATCTTCTTCTTATAAGCTTTACGTTTAGTTACATAAGACTCTAATAGTCTATAAAATGGAGTGAACCCTTCTTCGTGTTGTTTAAACAAACAACCATTAGGAACTAAGATAGGTTTATCTGTCTCTATCTTATTAACTAAATCAGTTAACTGTAAGTCAACTACAATATCTTTATAGTTATTATCTATACGTACATCTGGATTATTAAACTTCCGTTCAATAGCATCTTCAATAAAGAACTGTATCTCGTCTATAGTCAATGTCGGGAATTGCATACGTAATAACGTAGTCATTTCCTCTTTGTATTTCTTAATCACATTCAAATCTAGTTTCATAGCTCATACCTCCTGGTTAGTTTGGTGTTTTAAGCTATGTATTTTTGTATTTTTAAACCAGATTGCTAGCTATAGCTATAACAATACAGTAATCGTGGTTACCAAAACCATATAAATCCAAGAAAAATATTTTTCTTTTAAATCAATTCTTAATATTAAGGAGGATTATCTCATGTTTTTTGATGACGACATTATGTTAGAAGACGCTCCTGTACTTGAAGATACAGCACAAAGCGTAGTTGAAGCTACTGCAGCATCTTACTTGTACACTGAGCTTGCTAAATTGGATGACGAAGCTCGTAAAGAATTCGTTGAATCCGCTGAAGCTGAAGCTTTATTGGAAAAAGCAGTTCTTAACAAAAAGACTATGGTTCGTTTGTCCCGTCAAGATGATATGGCTCGCCGTGTAAAAATCGCTGCTTATCAATTGGCTAAAGACAAAAAAGATCAATTGTGGACTAAATTGGTTCTTAACCGTGTTAAAGAACGCCAACTTATTGCTAAGATTGTTCAAAAATACCACAATGCAGCAGTTAAACTTGCTAAAGTTGGTCAACGTGAATTCATCAAATCCGCATCCAAAGTTAAAGCATTACCTAATAAAAAATAATCACAAAGTATCCACTATAGGGCACTGCTCTATAGTGGGTCTTTTGCCTATAAAAATCAACAACGTTCCGGACATATAAATGTATATTATAGTAGTAGTAATATACATGGTTTATTTTATAAGGAGGAGCGTTTATGAATAACCTAGCTAATTACGGTATCTATGCTGACTATGTCTTAGGTAAAGATATAGTCATAGACGTAGAAAAGATTAATATATATAATTGGGAATCTCACTACCAAAGTATTCTAAATATCTTGAAAGATATGATTGAATCTGAATTAGTGAGAACTAAAAAGATTGGTGTACGGATTGGTGGTAAAGTTATTAAACTCACATTCGCACACTATATGATTAATATGATCTTCTGGAATATCATCGTTAAAGTCGGTGATACTATTAAACCAGAACACTTATTCTTCGATAACTGTATCCCTGGTAGAGCTATTGAAAGTTATATTAATAAACTTATCATTGGTCCGTATAGAGAAATTATTCCATTGAAGACTTTGAATCAAGCTATTGCTGATATGATATTCAATATTAGTTTCGTGGACCAATTCGCACCATTCTTCGTTAATAGTGTAAACTTACATGATGAAGTTATGATGCTTAAGAATATTCCTGAATATAGAAACCTTATCTATCCTAACCTAGATGATGTGACTTTATCTGAATCTAAGTCTTATGGTAATAAGTTGATTGATAAGATTCAGGATTATGTAAAGAACTCTAAGAAGTATATTGGTTATGACCATATCTATGCTAATGCTTTTAGAGCAAAAGAAACTATCAACCTTAAACAGTTGAGAGAATTTATGGGATTCATTGGTGCTAAGCCAGATGGTGAGGGTGGTGTATATCCATACATTATCTCCAATAGCTTTATTACTGGTGGTGTAAATAATAATGTATCCTATTTCATTGAATCTGCTGGTGGACGTATTGCACAAATCTTAGCTAAAGATAACGTTGGTGATGCAGGTTACTTTGCACGTCTTCTTGGTCTATTAGCTCAAGAAAGCTATCTCCATGAAGACAAGAACTTCAAATGTGATACTCAAAACTTAATTCCTATTACGTTTGATAATAAAGTCTTCTTTGATAAGTATATAGACAGATGGTGTCGTCTAGAGCCTAATGGTTTTGATGTACTTATTACTGAAGACAGTTGGAAAGACCTCAAGGGTAAAACTGTATACTTATATAGTCCAGCTACATGTGCATCTGCTGTACATGGCCATGGTATTTGTTATCGTTGCTATGGTAAGTTAGCTCATACTAATAATAATATCAATATCGGTAAATTCGCTGCAGAGCTTATCAGTAGAGAGTTTACTCAAGTACTATTATCAGCTAAGCATCTTCTTGAAGTTAAGCTTCAAACTATTGAATGGCCTGCTAAGTTCCAAAAATACTTTACTATCTTTGATAATCGTATTCTTCCTAAAGAAGAAGTAGATTTATCTAAAGTCAAGATTCGTATCTATAAAGATAGTATCTCTGAAGATACTACAGATGAAGAATATGATTCTATCCGTGAAGAACGTGAAGATACTGATATCTTAAATGAATATATCGATAAGTTCGTAATCATCGATGAAGATGGTGGTGAAGAAATTGATATAGATCATGTATCTAAGTTCTATCTTGGTGATATCTTTGGTAGAATGGTTAACTCTAGTATCCCTGATGATGATAGTGAGTACTTCGATGTACGATTACATGTAGCTAAGAAGAATGCTAAACCGTTATTGAATGAAGAAACTCCATTATTCTTTATGCGTATTCAAAATAACGAATTAGCTAAAACAATGGAACAAGCTCAACGTATTATCAATATTGCAAGCATAACTCCTAAGTTTACATTACCTGAAATCATTACTAAGTTTAATGCTACTATCATCGAGGGTGGTCTTAATGTAATGAGTGTACATACTGAGGTTATCATTGCTAACTTAGTTAGAGCTGCTGATGATATTATGGGTAAACCTGATTGGTCTTATCCTGAAGCCAAGTATCAATTACTTGCATTAAGCACAGCATTGAGAGAAAATCCATCATTGATTATCTCATTAGCTTATGAACGTATTAAAGATACATTGAAGAATCCTAATACATTCTTGAAAGAAACTCCATCTTCTATAGATTACTATTACATGCTTAACCCTCAAGAGTTCTTAAACCAAGAAGCTAGAGACTTATCTATAGATGATACTAAGAAAGAGGTCAAGAGCATGTTTGTTAAAGTTGAAGACTAAAGAAACTATACAGTATGGGAGCTATTCCCATACTGTATTCTCTTTAAAGGAGGTATTATGAGAGCTATAATACGAAATACTTGTATAGTAGTTACTGATTATACTCCAGGTAAAGTACCTGGATTAGAAAAGTACTTTACTATCTTCGATCCTTTGACTCATACATATAAATACGTAGGAGTTAGGTTTGACGAAGAGAAGAAACTTATGTATCTCCCTAGAGGGGTTGATACAGGATTTATAGCTAGAACTTTAGGTGTAGAAATGGAACGTGAGTATAATAGTGATCCATATGAGCAGACTACTATGACCACTATTAAATATATGCCTAGAGATGATGTACAAAAAGAAGCTCTAAGATTCATTCTAGCTAAGGGTGAATATATGGCTAATAGTAATAGGACACAGTTATCAGTAAACTTAAATACTGGTGCTGGTAAAACCTATGTAACTATAGCAGCTATGGCATATTGGAATGTAAAGATATGCGTAATTGCCTCAAATAAGGCATGGTTAGAGCAGTGGCAAAACTGTGTAGCAGAATATACCAATACCGACATTAGGGAGGTACTGATAATCACTGGTGCAGCGGCTATACATAAGATTCTTAAAGGATTTACTGATCTATCTAAGTATAAAGCATTCATGGTAACCCATTCTACACTAAAGAACTTTGGTGAACGATTTGGGTGGGATTCTATTGGTGAACTATTCAAGAAGCTTAATGTATATATGAAAGTATTCGATGAAGCACATCTTAACTTTGAGAATATTGCTAGTATAGACTATGCTACCAATACAAAGAAGACTTTATATCTTACTGCTACACCTATAAGAAGTAATAGTGATGAGAATACTATCTATAAGCTATACTTTAAGAATGTGCCTAAGATAGACTTGTTTGATGCTGATAATGATCCGCATACAAGATATCACGCTATACTATATAATAGTAGACCAACTCCACAAATGAGAGCTAACTGTTATAATTACATGTATGGGTTAGATCGTAATAAGTATATGAACTCATTAGTTAATACTGAAGAATTTAGAAAGATTATGCTTGTTATGATGGATAAGATTCTTCGTATAGGTGGTAAAGTCTTAGTGTATATTGGAACTAACCAAGCTATCGAAGAGATTAAAGTCTGGATAGAAGAGAACTATCCAGAGTATCGTGGTGATGTTGGTATATTTACATCCACATATACACAAGCAGAGAAACAAATAGCTTTATCTAAGACTATCATTCTCTCTACAACTAAATCTGCTGGTGCTGCTTTAGATATACGTGGACTTAGAGCTACATTTGTCTTAAATGAACCATTCAAGTCTGAAGTATTAGCTAGACAAACCCTAGGTAGAACTAGAAATGATGATACTGATTATATTGAGTTTGTAGATACTGGATTTACATCTACCAGACAGTACTATAGAGCTAAGAAACCTATATTTAAGAAATATGCTTCAGATTGTAAAGAAATCCAACTAGATTTCAATACATTGAATAATAAAGCTGAAGAACTTGAGTTGATTCGTGAGAATGTAAAAGCTCAATATGAAGCAAACCGTATGTTTATAGACTATCGAGATACATTCGATATAAATAGTGTATATAAGAAAGATAAAGATAAATAAAGGATTCCGATATAGGCATTGCCTATATCGGATTTTTGTTATCTAAAGACTTTTTCAATTGTATACTATATTGGTAATAGTGATTATGTATATTTATTTTAATTTCCACAAGGAGGAACCTATCATGAGAACTATTAACTTTAAGACAAATGCTGCCCAATTCAATATTGCGGACTTATCTTTGGAAACTGGCCTTACTATTAGCGAGTTGATGATTAATGCGGATAAGCATTATGAAAAGACTTGCAAGGCCTTAATGCGTAAAGTGGTCACTAAAGACCTTGCCAAAGAAATTTTCAAGAACATCAAAAAAGGAAAACTTACCAATATTCATAATATCGGTGAGGCATTCTACGTTATGGGTGCGTTGTCCACAAAACCTAAGAAAGATAAACTAATGGTCATTAAAGACCTATTAGTCAAATATCTTTCCATCTATTACAATAAACGCCAAGACAAATATGGCATTGTAAAAGATGAAACAATTGCATCCCTATTGGATGTATGCGGTGAAACCAAAATCGTAGTTAAAGCTAAGAAAGCTAAAACTACAGAAGGTGAAGCCAAACAAACAAAACCTACAGTAACCGATACAACTAAGTCCTACAATCGATTAAATAAATTGATTAATTTAAAATCGATTAAGAAAGACGTTGTTGATATCCTTGTTAAATCTGTAGACAAAGATGCATTCAAACGCATCAAGACTCAAGCAGACAGCTTGGGTAAAGATCAACGGTTCTTCTTTAATAAGAAAGAATCGGATCTTAAAAACGGCGTTCTTGTATTGCAAGGTTTGAATGATGCAGGTGATCGCTTCAATATTAAATTGGAGCTACCTAAAGCATCTAAACCAACTACTACAAAACAAGAAACCAAAAAAGAAGCACCAGCTACAACAGAACCAGAATCTGCTGAAGCTTCTGCATAATCACTAGGAATAAAGACGGGTAACCAATCCCGTCTTTATTTTTTGTCTTCTACAAGGACTTTAACTATCTTATGAAAGTTAATTTTTCTTGGAGGAAGCACTATGGAAAATTTTGAATCATATACTAAGATAAGCGAGGAAGTATTTGATTTTGGTAATAATCTGATTATGAAGATTACTGTAGCATTCAATACTACAACACTAAGAAATGGTAATACTAAGTTTAGTCCATTACATAACGAGTATACACTAATCAATAGTGGTAATAAGATAACTACGAATCTTAGATATAAGTATTATATGTCTTTGACTCAACGTGGTAATAATAATGTATCTATAGATTTAACTTGGGAGAACTATGATGAGTTCTGTGAACTTATTGATACTATTCTTGAAGTCTGTGATGTAAATGCAGAGGGTTCACCATTTGACTACGTACGTGGTAAAGATGGAGTATCTTATGATTTAAGATGCAATTCTAATACAGTAAGACCTATGCTTATGAAAGACTATAGGGGAGCATCATTATACTGTGTACCTGTGGTTATTGATAATAAGAAGACTGGTTCATTCTATGCTGGTGTAAGTTTTGTATTCAACGAGTCTTCAGAAGACTCATTCAATGTAACTATAAACCGTATCAAAGGATTTAAAAGATTCTTATCTACATACAATCCATTATTACATGCTAGCACTATGGCTAAGTATATGGGTACAACTGGTTTACTTGGAACTAATAATATCTCATTATAAACAAAGAAATATCCACTATGAGGAATTTCCTCATAGTGGGATTTTTTCTATTATACTGTGTACATAATTGGTTGATTGCCATTTGCTGGGTTGACATAATTTTCTTGTAAGAACTGTACAATCTCTTCACGTCTTGATGCTTGCTGTTCAAGGGAAGATAACTTAAGATCGATATTAGCAAATACTGTCTCAATACCATCAAAGTGTTTCAAGTATTCAAATAGCCAAGTTGCTACATCAGCTGTAGCCAATCGTTCAAATGTTTCCATCTTAGTTGGTTCAATAGTCATTAGGTTAGATGGGTGTTTAACGAATACGCCTAGAGTCATTTGGTCTAAGATATTGGATACTTGACCTGCCATATTCATAGTTACACGAACCATATTAGGCGGAATGTATTCAACGTATACGTTATTATTAAACAATGATGCAATATTTGAATATTGTTGAGATAGCATCATATCATCAAAGCTTAATGCTTTAGCTGACATAACGTATGTACCATATTGCTGTACACCAGTTCTTGTAGTATCCAAGTCTTCCCACATAAGATCTTTAACACCAAGAATTTCATAGTTCTCTGGAATATGTCTATCAAGAAGATAATAGTCTCCACGTTGATCGTCTTTAGTTAACAAGACTCTAATCATATGAGGGAAATATCTACTAAATGTAGATAGTGTATCTGGAATGATTACTTCACTAGCCCATTTATCTTTAGCTAGTTCAGGCGGTAATCCTAATGGCTTTGTACCTAGACGTCGTTCGATCTTATTAATGACGTCTGTCATTCTATTATATGCCATGCCTATTTGCCTCCTTTAAGGGTTATTTTGGTTATATATCATAATGTTGAGGTGATAGATATTATGCGTATTTCTTATGAAGTGGCCTCTAGATTGATGAGGAAAGCTGCTATTAAAGTTTATCTTAAGTACAACGGGATTATTAATCCATCCCACCCATACACTACATTACACGTTCTGGATACTCCATTACGAGAGGATCCAGATGCATATGCAAATACATCAGTATTTGGTAAGATCAGTGTAAGTTTACCAACCATATTCAAATATGGTGAAGATGAAGATACCATAGAACGGTATATAACTAGAGTCACTGAGATTACTTTACATGAGTTATCTCATTGTGAACAAGCTCTAGACATTTATCAATTACATTTCCAGAATAGATTGGTTGATAAATGTGAAGCAGAGAATGAGTATAGAACTGGTACATTTATGCTTAATAGATTAGATGAGTTAACTAAACTATTAGGCTACCAAATAGATGTAGACTTTATAAAGACTTATTATGTAGACGAGTATTCTGATCATAAGAACTTTGTCTATAGAAATCCTGCTACATACCCTATATATTTAAACTATGTAATGCTAGGTGATATGACTAATATCCCTAGAGACTGTGATCTCTATACAGGGTTAAAAGAATTTGGTGATTTACCAGTAAGACGTAATGGTATATACATACCATCACATAAACTCTTTGAGTACTATGGTGAAGTCTATGATAATTACTGGCCTATGGGTTGGAGATTTGTAACTCCAAATAAGATAGCTTTGATAGTAAAACCTAGGTAGAGTCAATGACTCTACCTAGATTCTTTTTTTTATTTTTTCTTAGAAATTCTTTTCAGCGTAAGATCTAATTTCTTTTAAGATGTAGTCTTCAGGTTTCATAACCAATGTAGAACCATCTTGGTTAAACATTTGGATTGTACCCTCTTTGGTAACAGCAACGCTATCATAAGAACTAATACCAAATGCTTCTGCCATGATATCTAAGTTAGCAGATTCAGTTTTAATGAAGTCTTTAACTTGTGGGCAGTTAGTAATAGGGATAATAGAACCTTGGTAAGATTCTTCTACTATAACTTGGTTGCTATTTATAGAAGTTGTATCGACATCAGCAGATTCAGTGATAAGTTTTTCTACGTAAGCTACTTTATGGGAAGGATAGATTACTCGGTCCCAAGTGATAACTTTAATATTTTTTACATAAGACTTACCACCATTAACTTGCATAGTACCTAGAGCACGTAAACTGAAAGATGGTTTTTCACCATCCATAAGGTCTCTATTAAAGTAATCACCGTATTGGTTATTAGTACCAGTAACGTGAGCTTTAATAAGATTACCTTCATTCCAAAGTTTAAGATATTTACAGCAAACTAATACTGGATCGATAGTTTGTTGACGGGATAACTCTTGGCTCATAGGGTGACCCAATTCACCTTTAAGATTACCAGTTTCAAGAAGCTCCATAGCACGACTAGCACGCAATTCTGGCAATAAGTCATTAGGTAAGTAAATACGTCTATTACGGTTTTGTACACCTAAGTCTTGTAAAATAGTTTGAGCAATGATCTTACCATTATTCTCAGACACAATTTCAGAAGATGCGATAGCCATAGGAGCTTCGTGGATAATGTATGGGATGTTTTTAATGGACATCTATATAGTACCTCCGATTCTTCTTATGGGATTAAAATTAACTATATGTTTCCCTTATAAGTGCATTCTGGGTAAATTAATTAGAGAACCTATATATAATCATCAATTATTCATAGAAAGTGAGGGTAAAACGTAAAAATGCTAAGACGACTAAGACAACGTAAAGCATACTTAGAAAGTAAGCGTAAACCTAGTGGGGTTATCATGGCTTATGCTTATGAAAAAGCCAGGAGAAATCCTACAGAGGAAAATTTGAAAATTGCAATCGAGAACCATTTAAACTTGGATGCTAACTTAGATGAATCAGTAGCTAAGTCTATTGGTTTATATCTTGATGCATTAGAGATTAATAACCCTGTACATGTAAAGAAATACTTTGGCCGAGTATTAGAAGGTGTACGTCGAGTACAAGACCCTGAACGTATCCGTAGAAGTATGAAGAATATTCTTGCTAACCGTACGGATGTAATCAATGAAAGTACTGAACTTACCAAGCATCAAAAGAATGCTTATATCCATGCTGTAGAAAAGATTCTTAATGAGGCTAATGCTCTATGTACATATGACCGAGTTATTAAGAATCATACAATGATTAATAAACGTTTCAATACAGATAAGCTTATCTCTGAGAATGTATTCAATGAAGTACAATCTAAAGTGTATGCTATTAAGTTTGCTGAGTTGATTGATACTTACAAACTTCCTATCGAAGATAAGTACAAGATTACTCTAGAAAACTATTTCTATCTATTAGATAAGTATAACTGTGATTATGATAGATATGCTGTACTAGAAGCTATTACTGGATACTTCTTCGTTAGAGATACAGATAATGTATTACAAGAAAGCTTTAGAAAGATTATTAAGCATTCTTCTGTAGTCACTGAAGCTACTGAAGAAGATACTAATCATATTGATAAAGACTTCTACGATGATGGTGGTAATGAGTTGCTACGTAGCAATGTAATCCGTACTTGGAGAGCATTAAAATTAGATAGCGATACCGGTTTCAAATATAAAGAGTTTATCATTAACTCTACTAAGCCAGAAGAGCTCGCTATGATTCTATCCAAGAGCCTAGTTCTATCTGACTATATTCGTAAAGAAATCTTTGATCTTGTAGTAACTAAAATCTCTTCTCTCCAAGAGGGTTATGATTATAATCAATTAGTATCTATCTTCAAAGGTTATGTAGAAGAATTAGAACGTCGTGATATGAAAGAATATCTCTATGTATTAGGTGAGCTATACTATACTTTAGAATGTGATATCAAAGGTATCTTTACTACACCTAGTAAGGCTAATCTAGATACTGCAGAAAAAGTACATATGGAAATGAGTTTCTTAGATACAGTTAAAGCTATTGGTGTAAAACTAGATAAGAAACTTACTGAGCTATCTGATAATGAAAAGATGGCTAGTCGTACTTTTGATGCAGCTATTAAGAACTTAATGTCTGCTGTAACTAAAGATACAGAAGATAATGCTAGAGAAGAAGTTATTGCTGATAAGTTTATTCCTAAAGCATCTACTATTATTAAGCTTGCTATCACTACTGGTGTACTCTATATGGTAGCACCAACTTTATCTGTAATTGGTTTATTCGGATGGTGGGTTACTAGACGTCAAGCTTCTGCTGATGAACGTAGAAAACTTATGGATGAACTAGAAATTGAAATCAATATGTGTAACCGTTATCTTAAAGATGCCGAAGAAAAGAATCAATTAGAAAAGATTCGTAATCTTATGAAGATCAAACAAAAACTTATCCGTGAAAAAGAAAAGCTTGGATATACTATGGTAGTGAAACATGGCGAAGCTATTAGTAAATCTAAAGATGAGGATGATTAATAATGAGCTTGTTTAAATCAGAGATAGATCATCCATTATTTTTTAGCGATGATGATATATATGTAAACTTTGATAGATTTGACCGTGGTAAAGGATTCAATGTATGTTTTATACTAGGATATCCAGCATCTGGTAAAACAACCTTATCATTCAAATTAGCTAAAAAGCATAATGCTGAATTATTGAACTTAGATGCTATAGTTTATCCACAGGATGCTGATTGGCTGGTTGATTATTGCAAGAAACACTATAAAACTTTTTATGAGTTTATTAAAAAGAATCCTAAATACCTAAAGTTCATTAATACCTATTCAAGAGTATTTGCTGATGGAGAAGACCCTATGACTCCAGAAAAGAAACAGCTTACTATTGAACGTAGAAGATGGATTATTAAGATAATTGAATTCTGTGTCTCTAGACCGCATAAGATAGTCATAGAGGGTGTAGATTTGTATCCTATATTTACAGTAAACCCTGGGCTATGTGAATATCCTATAATCATTAAAGGTACTAGTAAACTTACATCAATGCTTAGATATGTAAAACGTGACCTTGAGTCTGGTGAGATACAAAATGTATTAGACTTAATAGAATGGTATGGTCAACAATCAACAAAGCTAAATGATTTTAGAATACATATGAGAGTTTTTATGAAAGGATAATATATGGGATTCCTTGACGAACTAACTAATTCTATTATCCTTGAAGCAGAGGATAATAAGAAGAAAAAAGATACCCCTGCTGAAGATGATGATACAATGGAACCAGATGTTCCTGAAGATGGAGATGAAGTTCCAGAAGATGATGATACTCAAGAAGAACCACCAGCAGATGATACCGCTGATGACGATGTTGAACCTGATGATGGAGACGATGAAGTTCCTACTGATGACGATGATACTGATACCGGTGATGGCGGTACAGATGGTGGGGATACTGCAGATGATGCACCAGAAGATGACGGAGTAGAGCCTGACGAAGGTGATGATATTCCAGCTGATGATGACGGTGGAGACACTGCTGATAGAGCTGCTGATGGTGGAGATGATACTGGTGATGATATAGAACCTGATACATCAGAAGACGGTGAAGATGTACCAACCGAAGATGGAGACGATGCTCCAGATGCTGGTACTGACGATACTGGTGATGACACAGGTGATGGTGATGATATCGAACCAGATACTGGTGAAGATGGTGATGACATTCCATCAGAAGACGGTGAAGATGTACCTGATGCTGGAGGAGATGACGGTGGAGACACTGATGACTCTGGAGATGGTACAGGTGATGCTGGTACCGATGATGGTAGTACTGGTGGAGACCCTAAACTAGATACTGATATCAAAGCCATTGAAGATAACCTTTTCAACAATCTAAAACCAGAACAGAAAAATATAGCAATAAAAGAACTTAAGACTAGATGGATGGATTTGTATGATCAAATCAATCGATTTATTACTAAGATCGATTATATTGCTAAGACTCCAGATAATATCAATATAGTACTACGTGTGACTAAACTTACGCAACAATTACGTGATACAGTTGAACACTATATCATTAATACGTTTGCGACTAAGTCTTATATTGAGAATAAGTCTGAACTATTTTACTCGCTGCTTATATTAGATAGACTTGTCAAACTACTTGCCACTACAGTTAAAGAAGACGATACAGAAAAAACTGAGTGACCAGTCTGCCCTGTTTAGCTAATATAACAATATATTAAAATGCGCTAATTTGAGCATTAATGTTTAAATTAAACTATCCTGAAAGGAGACTACAAATATGCCAGTTGTAGGTAATCAATCTAGCGATGTTGTATCCAGCCGTTCTTTCCATAAAGGTGCTGAATACGAATTCGCTAATGCCATTGTAGAAATGGCGGAAAATATCGCAAGCGAAACACAAACAGACTTCTTTACTGAGTCTGCTCGTTTAATGCGTAATAAGGACGCTGCTCGTGCCCTTAAAAACTTCTTCGTAAATGAATCTGCTGATGCAGACGAATTTGCTGACAATCCAGCAGGTCTTCGTGACCACGAAATGATGATGGAACAACTTTTCGAAAATGACCGTCAAGGTATCTTGGAATATGCTTCCATCGGTTCTTACAACCCTGTAATGGGTCTTGTGTTACCTTTACACAAAAATATGATGATGAATAACGTTTTCGATAAAGGCGTTATTCCTAAAGCTGTAGCTAAAACTCCTAAGTTCACTTTGAGCATGGAAGTGCGCAAAATGATCGGTGTTGATGGTACTGAAATCGATATGTTCACAGAACAAAATCGTATTTTCGAATTGATGGAATCTTCTGCTCCTACACGTCGTGTATTCGTAGAAGTTAACCCAACTAAACCTATCATCCCTGGTGGTGCTGACGAAAAAGCTATGCGTGAATCCTTGAACTTGGCTCTTTATGGTGCTAAAGACGGTTTCAACAAAGCTTATGATGCATACTCCATTACTACAGCTATCACTGGTATCGTAATCGACGGTACTAACGCTCATGATGGCGATGCTATCGTAGTTGACTCCAAAACTGTAAATGCTGCTGGTGAAACTTACAAAACTGTAGGCGTTAAAACTGCAACTAATACTGGTGACTTGGTTGTCGCTATTAGCCCTCGTCGCTTCGAACCTGGCTATGGTGAATTAGACCGTCAAATCACTACTAAATTCAACTTCGTAAAACCTGGTACTACAGACGTAGTTGAAGGTTATATCACTGGTTACACTAAAAACAATCAATTCATGATTTCCTGTGTTGGTTCTGCTGACATCAAAGGTGTAATCATCGATTCCAAACGTGACACTTCCAACGCTATGATCGATACTCCATCCGTACGTTGGGATGCTGTAACTCAAATCGTAGAAATCCCTAATGCTAACCCTATCAACGTTCCTATTTCTCCTGAAGAAGTAAAAGACGTTCAAGCATTATACAACGTTGACCAATTGTCTAAAACTCTTGGCTTGATCAAAGACGTATTAGGTAACTACAAAGATGACAAAATCCGTAAAGAATTGGACTTGTCCTTCAAAACTATGCCTGCAGCTAACAAACTTGCAGCTACATTCGACTTCTGCCCACCAGACACTTATAACATGGATCCAGTAAACTGGAGACGTACAATGTTCATGGACCAATTAGATATGTATGTAACTACATTGCTCCAAGTATTGAACGATCCTAACGTAACTGTTTCCGTTATCGGTGCTCCTGCATTGATTCGTCGTATTACTCCAGTAGAATACACTTACCAATCCCCATCCAGCATTGGTCCTGTAGAATTGGATTACAAACGTACAGTTGTAACTTCCGACAAACGTGTTTACAACTTCGTTTCTTCCGACAAACTTCGTAACGATTCCAACTTGATCATCGTATTGAACCCTCGTAACACTGACCGTGTTATCTACACTATTTACGATTATCAATTGTACTTATCCAACGAAATCCGTAACAAACAAAACTACGCTCTCCCAGCTGTACATGCGTTTGAACGTTTCCACTTCTTCTCCTATCAACCAGTACAAGGTCGTCTTCGTATCTTGAACGCTTCCGGTCTTCGTGATACAGTTCAAAATACTAAACCTGTAACTAAAGATTACAACGAACGTTACTACATGAACGATCATGGTTTCTATGATTCCATCCGTCATGACGGTACTAAAGTTGTATCCCCAACTGGTTACCCTTACCCTGTAAAATACGACTTGGCTTCCAACCCTCATACATACTCTGTAGAAGCTGAATTGACTCCAGCAGCTCAAGCAGCTAAAGCAGAATTGGATGCTATGCGTGCAGCAGGTGTAACTTCTAAAGTTGAACCATTCGAATTGGATCGTGTAGTTCGTGAAACTGAAAAATAATATCCACATTCAGTAATACTATGCTGATGGTGAATTAGTATAGCATTCGTGGTTTATTTGTAAAAGAGCAGGCCTATAGACTGAGAGTCTATAGGCTCACTCTTTGTTTTCACAAGGGGATAAGAATGGATAAAGCAAAAACAAATTATGATTTTAATGATCTCTTAACTATAATTGATTCGTTAAAACAAGATGCTGATCCTGATGTCCTTCGAAACTTTGCATATGAATTAAACATGTTCTTCAGAGACGTCAAATGTGAGGGTGTCTTATACACTAATAACACAGACTTAGACTTCTTTGGTGTGTACGTACAACCAGTCTTAAAAGAAAAGGATGTATATCCTTTGCTTATATCTGATTATACTACTACTATTGAGAAGTATTATGTAGAACTAGACTCTAAACTATTTAATCCATTGCTAGGTTTGACTAATAGAGAGATCCTCGCTATTATTCTACATGATATAGGTTCAATGATTAACTCATCTGGTCCAATAGACCGTGCTGTAAAAGAGATTGATTTATATCTTGATACTACAAATGATGTACTACGTACTACAGACAATGTAAACTATGTAGCTATACTTACATTTGGATTGAAAGACTTATTACATAAATTAACCTCAATCTTCACGGCGGACTTGACTAGCAACGTTGCTATTGATGACTTTATTATGTCTTGTGGGTTCATTAACGAACTTAATAGTGCTATTAGTAAACTCAAAAAGTTTGGCTACTTAAACATGTTCTCCGAAGGTGGTTCTCCTTCTGCGATTATTGCATGGACAATCCGGATCTACAATGATATCAAAGGTCAACGTATCCGTACTATACGTTTACTACGTAAAGCTGCTTCTTACACTCCAGTACGTTTAGTTAAACGTGAAATGAATCATATGATTACTGCGTTATCTAGAATTGATGATTCTTCTATCTTAGAATCTGTATTTGACGACGTTAAAATGAAATACCAAAGTATGACCAAGAAATTCACAATGTCTTCTATTAAAGACATTGAGGAAGACTATTATGATTATGCTGTCACTCTTCAAAACGTTAATGACGAGGACGATGCTCTATTACTCTTGCATAGAATTAATAGTCGTATGAGCGTTATCGATGGTATTCTTAATGACGATAATCCTCAAATCTCTGACAGAGAACGTAAAGCATTCGCTGATTTATATGAACGATATAACAAATTGCGTAATGACGTTGTAGCTAAGAAAGTATATAAACGTAACTATCGACGTATTTATGTAAACTACGGCGAAGATGACTAATAACAAAACAGGTTCTACCATAGAGCAATGC